GTCATCAACGCTCTCATAGAAGGCATAACTTCTAGTTTAGTTATGGCATCTTTTATCTGCTGTACAGGTAAGTGTCCTTTAACCTTTAGCGACATAAAGTCAACGTATCTGTTGACTGTTTCTTCCCATGTTTCTCTTCTGTTCTCGTTTGGTAGCCACCTTGCATATCTAGATACGGCTATAAATTTTTGATAATCATTCATACTTTTGTTACCTTCATCTGTAATATTTCTATATCGTCCATATCATATAGGAGATCTTTAACTATATCTGAAATTACTTTCTCTCCTTCTTTCTTTTTACTTTCTGCATCACAGGTTACAGGCAGATGACTAGACTCATCGTCTATCTCTACCTCTGCTATAATCTTAAATTTCATTGCTCCTCTCCAAACTCGTTATCATTCTACTTAAATACCATTGCGCCTTTCTAAGATCTTCACTACCATTACCTTTATATCGCCATCTGTGTATATATTTTATCACATTGCCCTGACAATAGAAAGCAAATTCTTTACCTAGTTGTTGCTCAATATAGTCTATACATTCCACCCCACCGTTATTGTAATGGGGTGGACTATTCACTAAGTCCACTTGTTCAGTACACCTAGTTGTATCTTCTTTTTCTTTTCTGTCAACCACTTTTTTGGTATCTCCTTATCTGTCCATAGAAACCCATACTTATCACACCAATCGCAGTAGCGTGTCTTAGAATTTTTATGAATCTTATTGTATGCGTTTTGAAATAAAAACCTGATGTCCAGATCAGGATACTGCTCTTGTACTAACAAATGCTTCACTCTATCAGTTGGTTTAAACCATCCTTTCGCTTCGATAATAATACCATTGTTAAGAATAAAGTCAGGCTTATACAAGCGAAACATCTGCACTGCATATTTGACTGATAGTTTTTCATATCTAATCCTTTGCTTTTGAGAACGTAATACCTTTGCTACGTCCTCTTCAAACCTACTCCTGTACTGTATCTTGGGCATTGGCTAGATACACGTAGTTTACTAATGGTGGGTTAGACGATTTAGAAACCTTTGATGGTAACACCTGTAAGTTCTCCCAACATTTTTCTCTGTAGTTACACAAGCCACACTCTACTCCTAGTTTCATGTTACCACTAGGCTTGCCATAGTATGTCTCCTCTACAGGTTCATAGCATCTTTCAAACGCACCCCCATAGTTAATGTAAGTTACTGTTTCTTGTATCTTTTTTAGTTCAGCATCCATATCTACAGCTTCAGCACTCACATACTTGAAGTTACCATTAGCCTTGTTTATTACCCACCAACCGCCAACAGGAACACCTTTGGCTTTTGCATAACCAACTAGCTGTGCTACATAACCAAAGCTGTCCTTACCACTTAGTGTGGCAAAGTCTACAAACTTATTCTCATAAGACCAAGGAGAGGCAGACTTTACGTCATCAACCTTACCATTCATAACCATGTCATATGATCCATCAACTTCACTATCGCTAAGTTTTAATGTGACTTTATCACTGTCGTCAAACTTTACATTAGATGCTCTTAGTAATCCTTTAAACACTGCCTCTACAATATCACCTAGAATCATATTAATAATGAAGAAAGGGGAGTTGGGTAACTTATCCTCAGGAGAGTTCTTATCGAACCAAAGCTGACACCTCTTACGTCCTATGTTGGACATCCTCAACTTAAATTCTCTCTTCCCCCCTGAGAACTGGCGGTCTAATGAATCTCTTACATCTTTAGCTACGAGGTCAAGAATAGCTCCGTCAACACTAGCTTCACCTAGCATGACTTTCTGTAAGAACGAGTGTACCGCCAACTCTGCAGGATGGTTCATGCCTACTCCTCTATCTCAATGATCTCAGAAGCAATCTCTTCTTCGTCTCCTGACAGTTCATCAGGGCGATGATGCTCCTCCCATTTACTTAATGTGATAGAGTTCATAGACTCAACCCACTCGACAAAATTATTTAGTGTCTCCTGATCGTCAGTATTAATCTCTACTAACTCACCTAGGTACGGTTTCATAACAGCGTAGGTAGCACCACTAGGTATACTCTTTACTTGCGACGACATGTGAACTAAATGTTGAATAGGAAGTCTAGTCTTTCTTTGTATCTGACAAAACAAGTCAGTCATAGCCTTGAAACTGTCACGGTTTTTTATTCTCATTAAGAAAGGAAACTCCTTTACTTCAGTTGGTTTACCCTCAGCATCCTTTGGGCTGTCGAGTGTACACAAACCAAATATGATCTTGAACCTGTCGGTGCTTCTCATAAGGTCTTGTGTCTCTTGCGGCAACGAGTCAAAGTCTTTGACGTAACCTGAGGGTCTTCCACAGTTGAACCCACCATAGTTATCCTTTAAGTCCCCATTTAAGGACGTTGCCATAACAGTGCGTAACATTCTGCCTTCACCGCCATCAGGTCTTTGATAGTTTTTATCATATCGCTGAAACTGAAAGCGTTGCATAAAAGGTCGAATAGTTATTTTATCACTGTAATAAACAGATTCATCAGGGAACACTACTGAGAAAGCACCTGCCTTGACAATGGCAACTTCCATCATCTCGCCATCAACCTTCTTTGTACCCATTACGTTCTGATGAACCTGTTTAATCTCTGCCAGTGCTGAGGTAGAACGAGCAGGTAGATTTGACATACCCATCAACTCTGCTAAATCAGCACTAGATTTTCCAATTATTGCTAAACCATTTTCCATATATGTATTCTCCTAAATAAGAAAGTGAATTATATCACTGAACATCAGCTACGTCAAGCCAATTATCACCTATTTTTGACTCTAATAGCATTGGTACATTTACATCTATATCGTAATGACTCTCTATAATAATCTTTAGGTTCTTGTTGACCTGTCGTATTATGTTCAGCACCTTGTCAACTTCTGCAGGATGTATGTCCAACACTACAGAATCGTGTACACTATTTACTAACATACTATTTAAATTATCAATCTCCAATAGTTTCTCTATCTCTAACAAAACTATAGGAACTATATCACCAGTGGCAAAGCCTTGCACAGGATAGTTCTTTATCATAGTGAAGTGTGTAGGCGCACCACTTGCTCGTCTTTCTACATCAGGGAAAGCATACTGTCTACCTGATGGTATCTTCACCTTGCCAAGATTAATAGCCTCGTCACCTAACTTCTTGTGCCACTTAGCCACACCTTTGTACTTGTTCATAAAATGTGTATAATACTCAGCCTCAGCTTTCGTTCTGCCGAACCCTGTAGCTCCGTAGAGGGGCGCAAAGGTGTGTGCCTTAGCTTCTTGCCTAGTCGTAGGTTGACCTGCCTCAGAGATAATCTTTGCCGTGTATGAGTGAACATCAAAACCTGTAGTAACTTCTTGCATAGCAATCTTGTCTTGAGATAAAAGGGCAGCAACCCTAAATTCTAACTGTGCAAAGTCTGCCTCAAGTATCTTACCCCCTTGCCAACGAGAGACAAATACTCTCTTAACAGGGAATGTACCGCCTCTAGGCATGTTCTGCATGTTAGGGTCTGCTCCGCTAAATCTGCCAGTAGCTGTTCTATGTTGTAACAACTTCACATGTAGCATGTCGTCATCCTTAGTGTGTATAGTTATACCCTCTACAAAAGCAGATAGGTAGCTAGACACAGCACTTTGTCTCTTAAGATCAGATAAGAAAGATTCTGCGTAGGTAAGACCCTTTGCCTTAGCTATATTTATAAGACCCTCTAGATTACCCTTGCTCGTAGAAAACCCATTAGCACTAACCCATGTCTTTGATGGGGGAAAGAAGCCAAGACCTGCCATTTCTTTTAGTTTTGTCAGCTTGTACCCTCTTGTATCACAATCTACACAGCGACTAGGCTTGGCAAACGGAGTCCCATCCTTCTTAATCTTGCGTATTTTACCTTCACCATTGCACGTTTTGCATACACTAGCCTTAGTTTTTACCATCATAGAACTATTTTCCTTGACAGCCTTCCTAAATTCTTCTTTTGTGTCAGCGTAATCAAAGGCAACTGCCCACTTTTTCTTATCATGTAGTATTCTAGAGTAGATAACTTGACTAACCTGCTCTGGAGAGTTAAGATTTATTGGTGTATCACCCATTAATTTCTTGACAAATGTATTTAACCTGTTTTCTATATCCAAAAGCTCGTCTTCAAAGTCTTTTCTAACGTGAGCAAGAGCATCTTTGTCCACTGCAAAGCCATTCATGTACATTCTTGCTAGTGTTTTGCACACTTTGTTGTTTATATCACGAACATTTACTAGAGATTGGGACTCAGGCTTGGCATATGCGTCCATCAACTTCCAATAAAGCTCTCGTGTGACCCTGAGGTCTTGTCTTAAGTACTCTGATAGCTCGTCAAGAGGTATATCATCTGTCTGAAACCCTCTGGTAAAGTAATTTTTTAGTGTATCTGACTTCTTCATGTCTAAATTGTGCCGTATTGCACAGTTTTCTAGGCTTACAGACCCCTTCTGACCACGTTGTAATATATAATCACCTAGCATTGTGTCAAAAATCTCACCATCATACTTAAAACCACATGCCCAAAGCCACTGAAGGTCATATTGTAAGTTGTGACCTATCAATAATGTGGTGTTGTCAAGCACTCTTTGCAATCTTTTGTCTGCATCATCGTCCTCAATAGTCTTTTCTTTGTGGTCAAATACAAATACTGTCGTGTCATTGTCAAGATAATCTGACACACCCACGAGTGTCAAAGAATTGTCAGGTTCAAAAGGGTCAAGATGTAACTTGCCATCCCTCTTTGTCGTAGTATTCTCTACATCAAGTACAATCTTCATGCTGAATATATACCTCTCTCTACATCTAGCTCGACATGTACTGTGCCATGCCAACCTGTTAGTTTGTTTTTAGCCAATCTAATGTGACGTTGAGGATCGTTACTGTCCTGACCTTCGATCTCAGGATTCTTACTAATTAATAACATCAAATCTGCTTCGGCTGCCTTACCAGTTTTACTGCCCTCAAGCATAGACTGATTGACATTTATCTTACCTTCAGCCTCTGCTGATAGCTGAGACATCCATATGATAGCACAGTTGTACTTCTTTGCTATATTTCTAGCGTGAATCGCTGCCTCTTTTAAATAAATATCTGATCTATCTGAACCTGACACTGCAAACTTATCTCCCATATCGAGAACTATTATATCAGGTTTGACACTTTTTGCAAGCTGTTCTACGTAATCCATACGTTTATCTGTAGCATCCTTGATAGACAGTAACTCTTTTACAGGAGCGTATCTCTTGATAGCCAAGTCTCTGTTCTCTAAAACCTCTTCACTAGACATCTTAGACTTACAGTACAGATACCGCAGACCAACTCGCTTATAGGCTTCTTCGTTACACAGCACTACACACTTCGCACCTTGATCTATAAAACCACCCTCTGATGCTATAAGACTAGCATGAAAAGATGTTTTACCAGTGTTAGGTCTTGCACCAACTATAACAAAGTGACCACCACTAAGTCCCTCAACTCGCCTACGTAAGGACGGAATGTTAAACTTCCACTGATACTTTACATTAAGATGTTCTAGTAACGTATTGAAACTTATATCATCTCCCTCAAAGCGGAAGCTAGGTGTAAAGTCATCTTGATAGTTGTCAAGTATGTTTCGTAGGGGTTCTAGGTTTGTCTTAGTTCCATTAACATAATCAAATCCAAGGTTGGCAATCTCCTCTCCTACCATCTGTTGAAATAATTTAGACAGCACTTCCTTCGCTATCTCGTTATTCATAGCATCTTCTTTAGA